CTGCTAACCCAGAAGAAGATAACGAAGAGTACTGGCAGAACCTTGCTGATATGTGGACAGTATCTATTGATGAAGTTCAAGAGATGCGTTGCGGTAACTGCGCTGCCTTTATACAAACCCCTGAAATGCTTGACTGCATTCTGAAAGGTATTGATGAAGAAACTGATGGCTTTGCTAAAGATGTCCAAGGTGCGGCAAATCTTGGTTATTGCGAGTTGTTTGACTTTAAGTGTGCTGGCGCACGTACTTGTTCAGCATGGCTATCTGGTGGCCCAATAACCAAGAAAATGACCAAGAATCAGCAGAATATGTTGATGATGGCTAAGACCGAATACAACATGGAAGATGAGGGAGAAGAATAATGGAAGCCTTTTTAGCCGCATTGATGGAATCTTTAAAGGGTGGTGCTGCCGAAGGCGTTATGTCCGAAGCAGTTGCTGGTGGTGGCATGGCTCCTCCAACTGGCATGGAAAGTCTTGGAAGTACTATTGGTGGGATGGGCAACCAAGCCATTTCTCCTCCCATGGAAGCCTACAATACATTTACCAATCCTAATGCTACATCTGGCGATATGTTGTCAAGCGCATACAAATATTCGTTTAGCCCACAAGGTCAACAAGATGAGCAAGTGATGGCCCCCCAACAATTTAGTATGGGCGGTGGCGGTATGGCTAACAACTATGTTGGTGGCATTCCATCACTACTCCAAAGTTATGGTGGAGCATCACAGGGACTTCTTCCCTACATTGGCTCACGATAAGGAATAAAAATGAACAACGAAAACCCAATGTTGATGGCTGAAACCTTACAAGGTGAGATGCAAGAAGATGAGGTAATGTCTGAAGAACAACTTCAAGGCGTTATTTCTGCTGAAATTTATGATGCTATTTCTTTCATAGATGATGACATTGGTGGCAATCGTGCATTGGCTACTGAGTACTACTATGGACAACTCTTTGGCGATGAAGAAGAAGGCCGTTCACAAGTGGTATCAATGGATGTACGTGATACTGTACAAGGCATATTGCCAAGCCTGATGCGTATTTTCTTTGGTCCAGAGCGTGTGGTTGAATTCGCACCCCAAGGACCAGAAGATGTTCAGAATGCTGAACAAGCTACAGACTATGTAGACTTTATTTTCAAGCGTGATAACCAAGGTTTTAAGATTCTCCACTCGGCATTTAAGGATGCTTTAGTACGCAAAGTCGGTATTGTTAAGTACTGGTGGGATGAGTCTGTAGAAGTTAAGGCAGAGTCTTTCTCTATGCTTGATGAGCAGACAATGATGTTCTTGACTCAAGACCCAGACATTGAGATTTCTGCAGTGCGTGAGTATCCAGTGCCTGGCACTCAGCCAATGAATGATGCCCAAGGCATTATGACTCCTCCTCCCATGATGTACGATGTGGAGATCAAGCGCAGAATTAGGTCAGGCAAAGTAAAGATTGAGGCATTACCCCCTGAAGAGTTCCTGATTGACCGCAGAGCAAAGTCCATTGATGAGGCTACTTTTGTAGGCCACAGGGCTATGAAGACTGTTTCCGATCTAGTCGCAATGGGTTATGACTACGATGAGATGGTTGAGGTTGCAGGTAATGGTAATGACTTTGATAACAACGAAGAGTATCAAGCACGTAACCCATTTGCCGTTATCAGTACTGCAAACAATGGTGATCCATCTAGCAAGAGTGTTCTCTACATTGAAGGCTACTTAAAGGTAGACTTTGATGGCGATGGCATTGCTGAGATGCGTAGGATCTGCACAGTAGGTACAGGCAACAAAGTTATCCGCAATGAAATTGTTGATGGCAGACAATTTGCCGACTTCTGCCCAGATCCAGAACCCCATACCTTTTTTGGTATGTGTCCTGCTGACGTAGTGATGGATATTCAGCGTATCAAGTCCAATGTCCAACGTGGCATCCTAGACTCTTTGGCTCAGTCGATCCATCCACGTACAGCCATCGTAGAAGGACAAGCCAACATGGAAGACGTCCTTAATACAGAAGTTGGTGCTGTAATTCGCATGAGAGCGCCTGGTATGGTTCAGCCGTTTACAACTCCATTTGTTGGTCAGGCAGCATTCCCAATGCTTGACTACTTGGATGACATTAAACAGACCCGTACAGGCATTTCTAAAGCCGCCTCTGGCTTAGATGCAGACGCATTGCAAAGCACCACCAAAGCCGCAGTGTCAGCGACTGTTAATGCCGCCCATCAGCACATTGAGATGATTGCCCGTATCTTTGCTGAAACTGGTTTGCGTAAACTATTTACTGGCATCTTGAAACTCGTTATTGAGAACCAAGATAAAGCCCGTATGGTTCGTTTGCGTAATACATTTGTGCCTATTGACCCCCGTTCTTGGGATTCCAATATGGATGTAATAGTTAATGTGGGCGTGGGTGATGGCACTCTTGAAGACAGAATTAATGTCTTGAGCCAAGTTGCTATGCGTCAGGAAATGTTGATTAAAGAAACGGGACCTAATAATCCTGTTGTTACTTTGCCACAGTACACAAACACATTAACCAAGATGCTTCAGTTGGCGGGTATTAAGGATTCACAGAATTACTTTAACCAGTTGCCTGTTGACTTCCAATTACCAGAGCCACCCCCACCAAAGCCATCTCCAGAGGAGGTGCTTGCTCAAGTCCAAGCTCAATCGATTCAGGCTGATATTGAAAAGAAAGCCGCTGAATTGGATTTACAGCGTCAGAAAATGATTATGGATGATGATCGTGAGAGAGATAAAATTGAACAAGATGGTATTTTGCGTAGATATGAGCTAGAATTGAAATATGGTGTACAAATTCAAAGTGCGGAAATTAATGCCGCAATGAATACAGACCGAGAATTAATCCGACAACAAGCTGCAATGAGTCAAGTGCCTCAACAGCCCCAACCGATGATGTAAATGGATGATCTAGAAATTAACCTCGCAAGAGGAGACAGAGCAAGACTTCTACTTGAGGATGAACTTCTCAATGAAATGCTCAAAAGAATTGAAGACGATTGTTATCGTGAGATTCGTTCTTCCAAACTAATGGAAGGACCAGTTAGAGAGCAAGCTTACTTGCTTCTGACAACAGTTGATATTCTGAGAGCAAAGTTACGCTCTGTTATGGATACAGGCAAGATGGCAGAAGTTGCCCTTGTTCGTAGGCGTGGAAGACCGCCTAACAAATGATTGTTAAACTAAGAGGTGAATATGTCCGATAACGCAAACGCAGTCGGTTCGATTACAGTTAATCAAGCAGCGCAAAGTTTTGCTACTATGCTAGACACTCTAGAGGGTGTTGACACTGGTGCAGAGGCGCAACCAGAGGAGGGGCAACCCGAACCTGAGTCTGATGGAGTGGAAGCTACGGAGACGCAAGACGAAGTAGTGGAAGCTTCAGAGGAAGTAGAAGGCGAAGACGAAGAGTACGAAGAAGAAGCTCCTAGGGATGAGAAGTTTGTCGTCAAAGTTGATGGCAAAGAAATCGAAGTCCCCAAGGATGAATTGATCCGAGGTTATCAACGTGAAGCTGACTACACACGGAAAACGCAGAAACTAGCAGAAGAGCGCAAATTAGTCGAGTCTGAGTTTCAGCAAGTACGTGGAGAGCGTGAACAATACTCTCAGATATTAGGACAATTACAGCAGAAACTGCAAGAGCTTCAGCCGCAAGAGCCTGATTGGAATCGTTTAGAAGTTGAAGACCCAACTGAGTATGCCCGTCAATGGACATCACATCAGCGTAGGCAACAACAAGTATATGCGGTACAAGCAGAGCAAGAGCGTCTGAATCAAATGCGTCAAGCTGAACTACAAAAGACGATGCAACAAATCATGGCTACCGAGGTGTCTCGGTTGAAAGAGAAAATTCCAGAATGGAGTTCTCCTGAAAAAGCCAAGGCAGAAGGCAAAGCTTTGTTAGAGTATGGTCAGAATTTAGGCTTTTCAGAGCAGGAGCTGAACGGCATTACGGATTCACGGGCATTGCTTGCACTCCATAAGGCGTGGAAGTATGACCAGATGATGAGTAAGCGTCCAGAATTCCAAGCAAAGATTAAAAAAGCCCCGAAGATGGTCACTCCTGGTTCAGCAGGTAGCGTGAGTTCTAAGTCGAGTGATATAAATAACGCAAAAAAGCGTCTTGCACAAACTGGAAGCGTCAGAGATGCCGCATCCCTTTTCGAGAAATTTATTTAAGGAATTATCATGGCTGCTATTACAAACACGTACACCCGATTTGACGCTAAAGGCGTTCGGGAAGATCTTTCAAACGTCATTTATCAGATCTCTCCAGAAGAGACTCCATTCATGAGCAATGTTGGTCGTGAGAACGTCACCAACACTTTCTTTGAGTGGCAAACTGATGATTTGGCTGCTGCTATCACAACTAATGCTCAGATCGAGGGTGATGACATCACTTCTTTCACAGCAGCAACTGCTACAGTTCGTTTGGGTAACTACACTCAGATCAGCCGTAAAGACGTGATTATCTCTGGCACTTTAGAGTCAGTTGATAAGGCAGGTCGCCGCTCAGAATTGAGCTACCAAATGGCTAAAAAATCTGCGGAAATTAAGCGAGACATGGAGTCAACAATGTTGGCTAACCAAGCCGCTACTGCTGGTTCTACATCTGCTGCACGTAAATCAGGTGCTTTGTTGGCCTTCTTGAAGACCAATACTAACGAAGGTACTGGTGGTTCTGATCCTTCATACACTACCATTCCTGATGCGGCTCGTACAGATTCCACAGCGGGTAACTTGCGTTCATTCAGCGAGACATTGCTGAAGGATGTAATCCAGAAGGTTTGGACGGAAGGTGGCTCACCATCTATCGTTATGGCTGGTCCTGTTAACAAGCAGAACTTGTCTAAGATGGCTGGTATTGCTGGTCAGCGTTTCAATGTTACAGGCGCAAAGCCTTCAACAATAATTGGGTCCGCAGATATTTATGTCAGCGATTTCGGAAACGTGAGCATTGTTGCCAACAGGTTCCAACGTGATCGTGATGTTTTCGTGCTTGATCCTGAGTACGCATCAGTTGCTTATCTGCGTCCCTTCCAGACAGTTGAACTGGCTAAGACAGGTGATGCTGAGAAGCGTATGCTCTTGTGCGAGTGGGGCTTGAAAATCAAGAATGAGAAGGCTCATGGAGCCGTCTACGACTTGAACACTACAATTCAGAGCTAATCTGAGTAACCAAGGGTGGGCTAATAACCCACCCTTTTTTTATGACTACAAAAATCTTTGACATAAACTCAGAAATGGGGACCAAAAAGCTTTGGCATTACGATGCTGACAAAGATGAGGCAACCATT